GGCGGGCCGTGGGGGGCCGTGGTGGGTAACCGTGGTCCGGCGCCGAAGCCGACCGCGCTGCGGGTGCTGCATGGCGGCCACACCGAGCGCATTAACCGGCGCGAGCCGATACCCGCACCGCTGCCCGTGGTCCGGCCGCCGTACCTGAGCGAGGAGGCGGTCAAGAAGTGGGATGACCTGGCACCTCACCTGGTCTCGATGGGGGTCGTGACGGGCGTGGACGTGGACCTCCTGGCGGCGTACTGCGAGTGCTTCGCCAGGTGGAGGCGGCTTGTCACGCTCGCGGCCTCGTCACCTCCGGTGTTCCGGCGCCCGGTCCCTGGATCGGAGGAGGGGGAGGAACCTCAGGTGGTCCTGGTCAAGAACCCGCTGTGGTCGCAGGTTCGGGATGCGGAGGCGGCGTTGCGGGTGATGGCGCGGGAGTTCGGGTTCACGCCCTCGGCCCGGTCGGGGCTGCGGGTGCAGGGGTCGATAGCCAGCGCTGCGGAGAGGCTGCTCACGGATGCCTGACCTGACGACGGCTGAGCGGCGGGTGCTGGTGCTCCTGCCCACCCACCTGACGGCGCCGCAGATCGCGGCCGAGCTGCACCTGTCCAGGGCGACGGTCTCGACGCAGGTCACGGCGATCTACCAGAAGCTCGGGGCGGCGAACCGGGCCGAGGCGGTGGCGCGGGCTCGGGAGCTGGGGCTGCTGAACGGCGGGCCGCCGTGACCCGGCCGCCCGTGTGCGGCTACACCCTGGACGACATCCGGTGCCGGAAGCGGGGGGAGCACCGTTGCGCGGGCCGGGTCCGGCACGTGGTGGCGTTCTTCTCCGAGCTGCTGACCCACACGAAGGGGGATTGGGCTCGGCACCCGTTCACCCCGGCCGGGTGGCAGCGGGAGCGGGTGCTGGCTCCGCTGATCGGGACGGTGGTCTACGACGAGCGGCGCGGCCGGTACGTGCGGAAGTACCGCATCCTCTACCTGAACGTGGCTCGGAAGAACGGCAAGACGGAGCTGCTGGCCGGGCTCGTGCTCTACCTGCTGGTCGCGGACGGGGAGGCGGCGGCCGAGATTTACGGGCTGGCGCTGGACTCCGGGCAGGCCGGTCTCGTGTTCCGGGTCGCGGCGCGCATGGTGAGCCAGAGCCCGGTGCTCCGGTCGCGGCTCCAGGTGATCCGCGGAGCGGAGCGGATCGTGGACGAGAGCACGGCGAGCTTCTACGCGGTCGCGGCGGGCGACGCGGAGGGGAACCTGGGCGAGGAGCCCTCGGGCGCGGTGATTGACGAGCTGCTGACGCAGCGGGGCCGGGACCTGTTCGACACGATGCGGACCTCGATGGGCACGAGGGCGCAGCCGCTCCTCCTGCTCGCCACGACGGCCGAGTCTGACCCGGTAGGGTTCGCGGCCACCGAGCGGGAGTGGAGCGAGCGCATCGCGGAGGACCCCGAGCTGGAGCCCGAGCGGCTGGTGGTGATCTTCCGCGCGGCCGACGACGCGGACTGGACGAAGCCCGCGACGTGGCGGCAGGCGAACCCGGCGCTCGATGACTTCCTCGACTCGCGGGTCCTGGCCAGCGAGTGCCGGACGGCGCAGCGGAACCCGGCCGCCGAGCGGTCGTTCCGCCAGTTCCGGCTCAACCAGCCGACCTCGAAGGTGGGCCGCGCGATCTCGATGCCGGTCTGGGACGAGACGGCGGGTCCGGTTCCGGCCGCCGAGCTGTGGGGCGAGCTGGCCGGGCGGGAGTGCTTCGCGGGGCTGGACCTGGCCGCGACGCAGGACCTCGCCGCCTACGCGCTGATCTTCCCGGCCGACGACGGCGCCTACGACGTGGTGTGGCGTCACTTCTGCCCGGCCGCGCGGCTGGCCGACCTGTCCCGCCGAACGGGGGGCCAGGCCGAGTCGTGGGTGGCGCGCGGGGAGCTGGTGCTGACCGATTCGGCGGTGACTGATTATGAGACGATCCGCACCGCGCTCAACGCCGACCGGCTCGTGTACTCGATCGCGGAGATGGCGTTTGACCCGTGGAACGCGGTCCAGCTCGCGGTGGAGCTGGGCGACGACGGGTGGGTCATGGTCCCGTTCGCGCAATCCGCGCGCAATATGAGCGCTTCGTCTGCGGAATTGCTGCGGCTGGTCGCGGCCGGGGAGCTGCGGCATGGCGGGTCGGGGATCGCGCGGTGGCAGGCCGGGAACGCGGTCACCCGCACGGACGGGGCGGGCAACGTCAAGTTCGACCGGCAGAGGTCGGCCGAGAAGATCGACGGCATCGTCGCTGCGGTGATGGGCCTGGACCGGGCGCTGCGGCGCTCCTCCAGGTCGGAGGAGTTCGCGGCGGCCGGTTTCTAGTTAGGAGCTAGGTATGAACATCCGGGTCGGGACGGGCCTCGCGCTGATCAGTGTCGGCTGCCTCATCGTGATCACGATCGCGGTCGGCCACATCGCCGGGTGGTGGTAGGTCATGTCCGAGATGTCCGAACTGAACGACCTCCGGGCCGCGTGCCAGAACCGGCTCGACGTGCAGGCGGGCCGCGCCGCGAGCTACCAGGAGTATTTCGACGGCGAGGAGGGGATCGTGGCCCTCCTCGACACCGAGGAGCGCCGGACCTTCCGCACGTTCCTTGAGGAGGCCGGGGCGAACTGGTGCGAGCTGGTGATCAACGCCGTCGCGGAGCGGCTCCAGGTGGTCGGGTTCCGGTTCGGGGACGGCGAGGGCGGCGACGCCGACGATGGGTCGCTGGCCTGGACGATCTGGCAGGCAAACCAGATGGACGCCGATCACGAGCTGGTGCAGACCGACGCCCTGGTCATGGGCTCCTCGTTCGTGCTGGTGCAACCCGACGAGGACAACCCGACCGGGGTCTCCATGACCGCCGAGAGCCCGCTCCAGGCGACCGTGCTCTACGAGCCGGGGAACCGGCGCAAGCGTCGGGCCGGATTCAAGCGGTTCCACGAGATACCCGGCGACACGCGCTCCACGATCGAGGTCCTGATGACCCCGGAGGAGATCGTCACCTGGTACCCGAACGCCCGAGGCCCGGAGATCGAGGTGAACCCGGCCGGGTCGGTCGGGCTGATCGAGCTGACCCCGCAGCCGAGGACGATCGGGTGGCCGCGCTCGGAGCTGGACCCGGTAATCCCGATTCAGGACCGCATCCAGACCACGTTGTTCAATCGGTGCGTGGCGATGGACTACGGGGCCTTCCGCCAGATTTGGGCGACCGGCATCCGCATCGCCCGCGACGTGATCAAGACCGACGACGGCGGCCAGGCCGTGAAGGTGGTCCGGCCGTTCGACATCGGGAGCAACAGGCTCCTGACGAACGAGAACGTCGATGGGCGGTTCGGGTCGTTCGCGGAGAGCACCCTCCAGGGGTACCTGTCGTCGGTGGAGCAGGACATCACGATGATGGCCGCGATCACGCAGACCCCGGCGCACTACCTCACCGGGACCATCACGAACCTGTCCGCTGACGCGATCAAGGCGGCTGAGTCGGGGCTGGTGAGCAAGGTCCGGCGCCGGTCGGTCCATCTGGGCGAGGGGTGGGAGGAGGCGATCCGGTACGCGCTGCGGCTCGTCGGCTCCCCGGCCGCCGTGGACGTGGCCGCCGAGGTCGTGTGGGCCGACATGGAGACCCGCTCCGAGGGCCAGATGGTCGACGCCCTGGTCAAGATGGGCACGCTCGGCGTTCCCCGCGAGGTGCTGTGGGAGAAGTGGGGCGCCTCCACCCAAGAGGTCAGGCGGTGGACGGAGCTGGCCGAGGCTGAGGCCGCCCGCCGACCTGTCCCGCCGCCCGCACCCGCACCCGTTCCGCCCGTACCGACAGGAGCCACGACATGAGCACACCTCCCGCGCCCCCGGCGCCGCCGACCGGCACCGACCCGCCCGCGCCTCCCGCGCCGAGCCCGCCGCCGCCGAGTCCTCCCCCGGCTCCTGATCCCCCGGCGCCGACCCGCGCCGAGCTGGACAAGCTGACCGCCGCCCTGGAGGAGGAGCGGCGTCAGCGGGTCGAGACCAAGAAGGAGCTAGACCGGCTCCGGGCCGAGGGCATGACCGAGCAGGAGAAGCTGATCGCGAAGGCCCGCGAGGAGGGCAAGGCCGAGGCCGCGAAGGAGTCCGGTCTGCGGCTCGTGGCGGCCGAGTTCCGCGCGCAGGCGGCCGGGCGCATCGCCAACCCGGACGCGGCGCTCGCGGTGCTGGACCTGTCCAAGCTCCTCGGCGCGGACGGCGAGCCGGACAAGAAGGCGATCGGCAAGCTGGTCGATCAGCTCGCGGTGGTGCCGCCGCCTCCGGGGAAGGTCCCGGCCGGGCCGCGCGGCGACGGCGCCAACGGCGACGGGGACCTGTTCCGCGACCTGATGAATAGGCGCTGACCAGCCATTATGGCCCGTCACCGTCTGGTGACGCAGCGCCGAACTAGGGCTCGCCGTTCATTAGAGCGCGTCTGAGCCGTCTTGGTCGGGGTCTATATGGTTACACCGGAGTTGAATCAAGAGCGTTTTGCCTGGTCAGTGGCCGGTTTAGAACGCCCTCGAACAGCCCCGCGCGGCGCCGGATTATGCTCCGGTGAAATGTACCGCAGAGCGCGGCCGGTGTCGTCGGCGCTTGACTCCCCGTGCAGGCCGGGGCGATGCTAGCTCCGATGCCGTGCGGCGTGATGCGGCGGCAGCCGGTAGCCGAATCCGGGCGCTTTACGAGGGGTGATCCCGAGGCCCGGCCAGCGCGCGGCGTGATGCGGCCTGGCCAGCGGTGGCGCGGAAACGCGGCGAGACCTATCCGACGTGTCTCGCTGAAAGCAGGCCCCCGCAATGCCCCTCTCCGACTTCTCGGGGATCATCCCCCACGAGTACAGCCAGCAGATCATTGACGAGGTGGAGCAGCAGTCAGCCGTGCTCCAGCTCGCCCAGACGATGCCGATGGGCACGAAGATCACCGAGCTTCCGGTGACCGGGAAGCTCCCCGCCGCTCAGTGGATCACCGGGGCGAACCTGCAACCGGCGGGCGCTGGACGTAAGCAGTACACCGACCTGTTCCTCAAGCCGCAGGTGATCACCGCTGAGGAGATCGCCGCCGTGGCCGCGATCCCCGATCAGTACCTTGAGGACAACACGATCAACCTGTGGAACTGGGCGCGGCCGAAGCTCGCGGAGGCCATCGCGCGGCGGCTCGATGAGACGGTGATGTTCGGCGGCGCCGGAATCCCGGCTACCTTCCCGGTCCAGGGCCTCTCGAATCCGCTCTACTCGACCGCTGTCGGGCTCGGGGCCGGGCCGTTCCCGACCGCGATCGACGCGGTGGACGCCGTGAACAACGCCATGAGCTACGTCGAGGGCCAGGGCCTCAACGTCACCGGGCACTCCGCGGACATCGGCGCCAAGGGCCAGTTCCGGGGAGTGCGCGACGCGAACGGGTCGCTCCTGCTGGGCACGGAGCAGGTGGGCAACTCGGCGCGGCCGACCCTCTACGGCGAGCGGATCGCCTACAGCCAGTACGCGCAGGTGACCGCGACCGACTTCTTTACCGGGGCGTGGGACTACCTGGTGATCGGGGTCCGGCAGGACATCCGGTTCCGCATCGACCCGTCCGGCGTGATCCTCGGCGCTGACATGGCCAGCTCGGTGTCGGGCTTCCAAGACAACGTTGTGCCGATCAAGGTGTGGGCCAGATTCGGCTGCACGATCATCAAGCCGATCACCCCGCGCGTCGGAGGTGCCGGGGCGGTCCCGTTCGCCAGGACGCGGCTCCTCGGCCTGACCCCGCCGCCTGACGCCCCGCTGGCTGAGCGCTCCAGCGCCAAGAAGTGACCGTGAGCAGCTCGCCGTCGTGGGAGGCGTGGGCGCCGCCGCTGGCGCCGCCTGCGGATGGCGGGCTGCCTCGGGACGAAGCGCAGGCCATCGCGGATGCGTGGTGGGACGACGATCCGCACCTGGCCGCCGCGCTCATGTGGGAGAGCTACGCCGCGACGCTGCCTCCCGCGATGGCGGTCGCGCAGGTGGCGACCGGCGCGCAGTCGGTGAGCTACGGGCGGGCCACTCCGGGCGGCGAGCTGGGCATGGCGATGGCCCGCGCGACGTGGCACCGCTCGTTCACGAACGCGGTGTCGATCCCGCTCCGCAACGCGCATGACGACTTCCTCCCGTCGATCCCGGCGCCGAACGTGTGGGAGGTCACGTGAGCCTGTTGCTGGCGCCCGATCCGGTCGAGCTGTACCAGGCGGGCGACCTCGACTCGCACGGCTGGCGGGAGGAGGCCGGGCCGTCCGCTCGCCGGGTGTGGGCCGGGATGGGCTCGCTCCAGCTCCTCACCGGGGAATCGGACGCACGTGCGGCCGATGGCGGCGGGCACGGACCCCACGACCCGGCTCGCACCGACGACGGCAACCTGTTCCTCCCGGCCGACGCCGCTCCGGTCGAGGGCATGGCCGCCCGGATACGCGGCGAGGTCTACAGCCTCGCGCACGTCCGGCTGGTCACCGATCCGCTGAGCGACGACCTGACGTGCTTCGCGGCGACGGTGAGGACGATCCGGCATGGCTGACGGCGTGACTTTCACGGTGACCAACCCGCAGGCTCCGAGGCTCGCGGTGCAGCAGAACGTCGCGGAGATCACGGCGCGGATCGCGTCGGCGGCGGCGTCGAACACGCCTCGGCTGACGGGCCGGATGGCGGCGGGCTGGGAGGTCCGGCCCGGCTACTCCGACCCCGGTACGTCGGTCGTGATCAACACTGTCCCCTACGCGCGGTTCGTGGAGTACGGCACCCGGACCCGGCCGCCCCGTGCTCCGCTCGGGCGGGCGCTCGCGAGCGGTGGCGCCTGATGGCCGCCGCGCCCGTGATCGTTCAGCCGGACCTGGAGGCGTGGGTCTGGGCGAACATCAAGGCCCTGACGAAGCTCGGGGACCTGACCTCGTTCGCGTACTCCGCGACGCAGCTCGGGGGACCGGGCTGGCTCTACGCCCACTTCGTGCAGATCGACGCGCGGCATAAGCGCAAGGAGGCCGCGCGAGCCCTGGCCGAGACGGTGCGTCAGACCGTCATCGGCCTGCCCGACGTGCCCTGGTCTGAGGGCACGGTCTGTTACGTCCAGGCGGTCGAGGGACCGTTCTGGCTGCCGGATGACGACGGCACCCCGCGATACACGGCGCGGTACGAGATCCGTGTCCATCCCCGCCGAAGCGCAGCGGAAGCTCCTGCTGAGGCCCTGTAGGAAGGAACTTCGTCATGCCTCCAGCCCCACCCGCAAACGGCGAACTGGACCCGAGTGAAGTCCAGGTAGGCACCGCGAACGGGCCAGGAATCTACCTGGCACCGCTCGGCTCCGATCTCCCCGAGGGCACCGACGACGACTGGCCCGATGAGTGGAAGGTGCTCGGGTACCTCAGCGACGACGGGCCGACCGTGGGCCAGTCCGTCGACCAGGAGGACATCACCCCGTGGCAGTCGGTCGTGCCGATCCGGTCGGTGATCACCGGGCGCAGCATCACGCTCCAGTTCACGCTCTGGCAGCTCAACGGCAAGACGCTGGCGCTGTACTTCGACGCCGACGAGGAGACCCCCGACAGCGAGGGTCTGCTGGACATGGACCTGCGGTCGGACACTCCTGCCCACCTCTACATGGTCGGGATCGACAGCCGCGACGCGGAGCGGGTGTTCCGGCTGATCTTCTACCGGGCCGGTCTCAGTGACGCCGGGGACATGCAGATCACGCGCGGCGCCGCCGTGCCGCTGGACTGCACGCTCTCGGCTCTGGACGACGGCGGGAAGCTCGCGAAGGTGCTCCTCGGGCCGCCCGCCGCCGACGCTGGCGCCCCGCTCCGCACCCGCAAGGCCCCGGCCGCTGAAAAGGCGGCGTGACCCCCGACCCGAGCGCTAACGGCGACGGCGTATTCGACCTGGAGGCCGCAGCGGCGGCCGAGGCGACGGCTGCCCCGTTCGCGTTCCAATACAAGAGCAAGGGGTACGAGCTCCCGCCGATGTCGGGGTGGTCGATGACCACCGTCCGGGCGGTGGCTCAAGGTGACCTGGAGGGCGCGCTCTCGGAGCTGATCGGCGCCGAGACCTACGACGGGCTGTGCGAGGCCGGTCTGACGATCGGGGAGCTGACGGCGCTGTTCCGGGCGTCGGGCGCGGTCCAGGCCGGGATGAGCCTCCCAAACTCCAGGCGACCTGTGCGGCGCGCTTCAACCCGGACATCGAGGCGGTAATGCTCCAGGTGTACGGGGTCGACGTGCTCGACCCTCGTACGTCAACGCGGCGGGTCGCGGTGCTGCTGGACCGCCTCCCGCCCGAGGCTCGCCGGTTCGGGGAGCTGTGGAGCACGGAGTCCGAGCTGCTGGCCGCGCTGGTCGATCACGTGGCCGGGCTGTCGTGGATCACGATGCGGGCGCACGGCGCCAAGAACGTGCCTAAGCCCCGGCCGATCCCCCGGCCAGGCCGGGCCGTTCCCGCCGCGACGAGCGCTCCGCGGACTGCTGGCGAGCGGCGGGCGGGCACGTGGGCCGAGGCCGCCGCGACGCTCGCCGGGATGCCGGGCGTGAAGGTGGAGCGCAGCGATGGCTAGCTACACGTACGGGGCGCTCACGATACCAGTGAGCGCCGACACCCGGACTCTCAAGCCCGACATCACCCAAGCGGCGACGCAGGCGGGCCAGTCGGCGGCGAGCGGTGTCTCCTCGTCCATGACGGCCGGGCTGAGCGCGGTCGGCGGGCTCGGGATGGCGGTCGGCAAGAGCGTGGCGACCGGGCTCGCCGGGGCCACCGTCGCGGCGGCCGGGTTCGGGGTGGAGGCGTTCAAGACCGCCTCCCGTGTGAGCGAGATGGACACGACGCTGGTCGCGCTCGCTCAGGCGAACAACCTGAACGTCGACTCGCTGCGGAAGGTGGTCGGCGGGGTCAAGGCGCAGGGGATCGAGCTGGGCGTGGCGCAGGGCCTCACGGCTCAGTTCGTCCGGTCGAACCTGGACCTGGCCAAGGCGACCGACCTCGCTCGGGTCGCGCAGGACGCGGCGGTGATCTCGGGCCGCAACTCAACCGAGGTGCTGGATGACCTCGTGCATGGGATCACGACCCAGAACACGATGGTCCTCCGAAACGCCGGTATCCAGGTCAACGCGACGAAGGCGCAGGACGACTACGCGAAGACGCTCGGGAAGACGCGGGCGCAGCTCACCGAGGGCGAGAAGGCGCAGGCCACCCTCAACGCCGTGCTCCAGGAGGGGAGCAAGGTCGCGGGTGCCTACAAGCTCGCGATGGAGGAGCCGGGGAAGGTGCTCCGGTCCTTCAAGCGGGTGACCGACGACATCAAGGTCAGCGTGGGCGAGGGGCTGGTGCAGGCGTTCGGCCCCGTGATCTTGCTCGCCTATGACATGGCCAAGGCGCTGTCGGCGGCGGTGGAGCCGGGCGGGGTCCTGTGGCCGATCTT